CAATAGCTCTGATAGTTCAGAATCGCCGGAGAAAAATAGTTTGTATATACTGTGTTCCCACTTGAGTGCAGTGACACTCACGTGTTGATCAAATCTCGATGCATCCAGCCCAACAGCCACGGGGTTTGTGAACTTCTTCCACTTCTGGTGGAGGATCAATCCCCTTGTGGCAGGATTCATTCCTTTAAATATAGTCGGACTATCGTTGTTGATTTGTTGAAACACCTTGTACAAGATCTTTTCGAGCGGTTTAAGGTACCGCCCAACCTCCACATTGTACCTAGGGGATCTTGGTGAGATCAACCTTGGTGCTGCATTTTGTTTGGCTGTCCAGTTGATTTTCTCAATCTTTATAAAGTACTTGAGATAACTATCCTTGGCACGCCAGCGCCTAACACGTAAAGACTCAACGGCTTGGGAGTATATTGTGCGTTTCCTACCCTTGTAGGTGTCGACAAACTCTTGGCGAGTCATCTTGCGACAATATCGTGCGTTTTCTTTGATCATGTTATATATTGGTAGCAATCGTTGGGAGAAGTTATCGTCTGGTTGCGGGGGAGGGACAAATCTTCCATCCCCGGTCGGAACAAACGACACTCGTTCTGTAATAGCTCTAACAACAGCTGTGGTGCTACTCCTATAAGTCTTGTATTCAACGTAATTGGAAAGACCGCTATACATCGAATTATAGGTGTAGTATTTTCTGGGTTTGGTCCTCGGGCAAGGTTCCACGGTTAACCCTTCGGGTGTGAGCGTACATGTTGTAGGCTCACACTCTACCCGTGGAACTTGCTCGAGGCCCCATCAACGTTGTTCTCCACGGTCCGTTATATGGAACCATGGGAGAACATCGTTGTGTTTCCTGTAGAATCTCCAAACTGGGGCTTCTAGTTCGTCCTTCCGACGTACTACTAGAGCGGTGTTCCTGAGTTTCTTAGCCTGGAGTTCCGATGACGTAGGTGTCATGGATATCTCGACGGCAAGGGGTAAACGCTTGACGATACTGGTACTAGGGATCTTGTCCTTGACCATCTCTCTGAATATGTAGTCGGATGCGACTTCACGGTTGGCGGGAGTGTCAGATTTAAAGGAAAACCTGGCACGCGCCTCTCGTCCATAATCAGTGGTGCGTTTTGATGGTGGTGTGGTAGCTTTTGGTGCGTAATTAGGAAGCTCCTCACATTTGGGATCTTGTGAGGGTTTGCCGATACGTTTGGGTCCAAAAGTCACCACCAACCCGGAATCAAGAACTCTTGAGTTGACGTTGTCAGTCTCAAGAGCATCTTGGTTTAAGGAAACTGGGGCCTCGTTTGCTGGGGCTGGTGAGGCACAACCTTCGTCAAAATTGCCCTCACCTTCATTAATTATAATGTGCATGTTGCGATCGTTTTGATAGTCGTCGCTAAATTTTGTACATAATTTCTTAATTTTCAAACAGCCAATGGTGCCAATAGTGGGCACAATAGTGCTCGCTAATATTATTGCTACGGTAGTTATTATTGGCATACTGGTTGTTAATTAGAAAAATTAAAAACCGACAATGTTGCAAACAACCTAAGTTCATGACTCTTAAATTGTACATAATCGGTAAAACCTAGAAAACTACTCTCAGTTTTGGGGTTTTATAGCTGGAAGGGGCAGCG